CCCGGAACTCCTGAAGAAACTGGCGCGTACCATCGCCCAGTTCAAACTCACCCCGGACGAGGCGGAACAGCTCACCGATTCCATCGGTGACATCATGCAGTCCGCTCTCGATGACATCACCGCTGCCATCACCAACCAGAAGGAAGGCGAAGGCGAGGGCGAGGGCAAGGGCACCCCGGCACCGGAGGACCCCGTGCAGACTTCCAGCGGTCGCCAGACCATCATCATCAACAAAGCCAACCACGCCGCCCACCAGTCGGGTACTGTGAAGTTCTCGCATGATCGTAAGACGTGGCTTGACTCCGACGACGCCATGATCGCGTTCGAGCGTGCCCTTATTGACACCGATAACAAGGGTGTCGAAGCGTTCCACCGTGAGTGGGCTGACACCGTGAACCGTAACATGTCGGACACCGCATCGTTCGGCGTTGACGGTGACAATGTGAACAAGTTCATCCCGACTGGGGCAATCACCACAATCGCGGACGCGCTGAACACGCGTGGCTCCGGCCTGTGGAACCTGCTGCGCAAAACCGGCATGGATCGCCTCACCATCGGTGGCAACGTTGCCGGTCTGAGTGAGCAGACCCGTGCTCACGGCTACCCGGTGGACTCCTATGGCACGAAGAAGAAGGAACAGGTGCTTTCGTTCGTGAAGCGTGAGCTTCAGGCCGACTACACCTACAAGTACATCAACCTGAACAAGGGTGATATCCGCCGCACCCAGCGTCCGGGCGCTCTGCTCCGCTACGTGCTTCAGGAACTCCCGAACTACATCGTTCAGACCATCGAACGTCAGATCACTCTTGGTGGTTATACGGATATGGCGCATTTCCGTTCGGTTGTGACCGACGCGGCAGACAAGTCGTCCGAGTGGAAGGGCAGCCGTTTTGCGCTCTCCTACACCATGACAGATGACACTCCGCTGATGGACTTCGTGCGTGCCTCCCACATGGTTCGCGCTCAGGGCAACAAGGTGCTGCTGTGCAACGCTGACACCGTGGCCGACCTGCTGATGTCCGCAAACGCTAACGGGAATACGTACATTGCTCTCGGCGGTGACGATACTCTGGCCCGCGCCCTCGGCGTTAACCAGATCATTACCCCTGAATGGTGGACGGACACGGATGATACCACCACTATGGGCGTAATCATGGCCGCGTCTCACTACGCTGTGGTTGGCGATACCTCCATCGAGGCGTTCACCAACTTTGCGCTGTCCACCAACACTAACGAGTATCTTCAGGAAATCTACGCTGGTGGCGGTCTGGACGCGGAGAAGTCCGCCGTGGTCATCAAGCCGAAGGGTGAATGATGAACGCTGAAATGTACGCACGAGTCGGCGGCAAAGCGCTGCCAGAAGACAACCTGAACACGGTTAAGGTCATTAACTACGTGGACAAGTCCGGCAAACCAGTGTCTTTGACGGGTCCGCAGGGTCCGGCTGGCCCGCAGGGTGAGCGTGGCCCGCAGGGTTCGGCTGGCCCGCAGGGTGAGCGTGGCCCGCAGGGTCCGGCTGGCCCGCAGGGTGAGCGTGGCCCGCAGGGTTCGGCTGGCCCGCAGGGTGAGCGTGGCCCGCAGGGTTCGGCTGGCCCAGCTGGTCCCGCTGCTTCGATCACTAAGGCCGCTCACGTTAACCCGTCGTCCGGTTCTGTTGCCGACGTGGTGAACGCCCTGATCGGCGCAGGCCTCATGGCGTCCGTCTGACACGCTACCCTAAAAATAGCGGGACTGCACCGCAAAGGCTCTATCTCCTACAATGGGAGGTAGGGCCTAACTCATTTTCGGAAGGAGCGATCATGGACATCGACGCAAGCGTAATCGATCAAGTGGGAGAGACGATCTACGCGCGATGGAAGGACGCCGCGCTCGCAGACCTCGCCAACATCATATGCCAAAAAGACCTATTCCCGATTACGGATGCTTACGGGGGAATTGTCGTAGGAGATGGCCGCCACATAGCGTTACTGGCATGGTATTCGGATGTGACCAACGTGCAGACCACCGACGGTGTGAAGCTCGATTTTCATGTGAACTACGATATGGGCGACGGGTGGGCGCCCGAAACCAAATACGCCAACTGTCTGACAATCGCGCAACGTCTTAATGTCGGCACGGCAGTCACCGTGACCGGAACGCACGGGTTCGCCAAGCTCCCAGCCCCATTATCTTCAGTATTGGCGGCTGTCATCGAGGCAGACCAGAACGTTCTTGAACAGACCGACCGCATCACGTCCAAGAGCATCGAGGATGTGAGCGTAAGCTACGCAACGATCAACGAGACGGCTATGGAACGCGCGTTGACCCCGTACCAGTCGCTTATCAGCCAGTGGAGCCTATGCCGGAACGGAGTCCAGACTGGTGGCATTCTCTCCATGCCTCGCAAGCATCATCAATTACCGTGGTGGCTCAACGCTCAGGATTACATGGGGGGTGACTACGCTTATGGCAACGCTCTGTGACCCGTTCCGACTGTTCCCGAACCAAGTCCAGACAGCGACGCTTTGGCGGTACACGGCTCCCGGTCTGCCTAACGAACAATTGGCCGACTTGCAGGTAATTGTGAAGCACTCCACCCAGTCCGACCAGCCGACCGAATACGGTTCACGTATCAGCAGCCGACGCTTCCACATCCAAACGGACACGGTTCCCAAGAGTCTGCGCGATAATATGGAATTATGGCCCGACCTCATGCTGGAACTCTCCGATGGCAGGGTATACCAAGTCACGCAAGCTAGTCGCGGCGACGATATGGACATGGGTGAGACCCGATTCATCACCGTGTACGGGAACCCGTATGGCAGGGACAGCATATGAGCTACCGCCTACAGTTGTCCGCTACTTGGGCGCGTAAACTCTCCACCCAACAGTTGAACAAGGGTGGCGTTCGAATGATGACGGACATTCTCAAGATGGCACGTCAGAACGCTCCCGTCTTGACCGGCGCTTTGCGTAACAGTGGTCGTTTCCAACAGCTTTCCACCGTGAAGTGGCGTATCACGTTCGGCAACAGTCGCGTACCTTACGCACGTATCCGCGAACACACGAACCGGTTGCACCCGAACACGGTACGCTACCTCCAGCGGGCTAGGAACACTGCCGCTAGCCGTGCTAAATCATATTTCAACCTAGGATAGGAGCGCCATTATGATTGATCTGGCCATGTGCATGACCCTCCAGAACGAGGGTTTCGGCACTTACGGAAAGACATTGTTTTTCGGCACCAGTCCAGTACTGGACACGGGTAGCGTCACGAACGCCGAGGGCATCTGGGTCAACGCGAACACCGTGGACATCAACGGCGACCTATACACGGATCAGCTCACGGTCAGTAGCCGCTACTTCGACGTGATCGAACAAGGAAAGTTGATGCTCCGGCTCCTGCACTTCGTCAACAATCGTCTGCATGAGTATTGCCGACTGACATGCAACCCTATCGCTGATATTGACTTTGTATCAATCCGCGTGCATCCGGCTACCGCAATCGACATGGACGCCATCGACGGGGAAGGCCGCTGGGTGAAAAGCATCCGGTTCAATGTGGATTACAAACTCTCCCCCGAAACGGTAGAATAGGAACCGTCCATTAGTCGCCGCGTGTGCAGTCCCGCCCGACGAAAGGACAAACAATGGCTTCCTACCCCCTTATTGGCAAGAAGACAGTCTACATCGACGATATGGTGATCTCCCCCGACTACGTTCAGGATGAAGCTGGCACCATTACCCTGACTCCCGGCACTACCGAGGTGTCCTCGCAGTCCGGCACTATCAACGTACCGAATGGCTCATATGAGGAAATGAGTTTCGAGCTGAACATTATCTGTCCGAGCGTCCGCTACCTCGGTATGCTGTTTCCGGAACTGTACCATAATGCGAAGTTCAAGCGCGTTATCTCCGGTTCGCTGTCCGAGACGGGTCAGGTGCGTTTCGGCGGCACCGAATGTGTTTCCAACACTCCGCGTGACATCATTATCCATAACGTGTGCGATGGCCATTCATCGGCGCAGGACTTCCGTATCCCGCAGGCGCTAACCAGCGCGGGCGGCGAGTTCACCGTGAGCCTGTCCGACCCGTTCGTGGTCACACTGTCCGGCTCGATGACTCCCGGTGCGAACGGTGCCGTGGTCATGGGCGAGCTTGATCTAAATAACCCATCGTATTACGACGAGGATTCCGGCACTATCAAGACGGAGGCCGTTCAGGTCACCGCGCTTACCGCGTCCCCGGCGAACATCTCCGGCAGAGTCGGGGATCATGTGACGGTGAATGTGGCGGCGTTCCCGAATGGTGCCACTGGTACCATCACCGCCACCGTAGCTGAAACTGCTAAGGCTGTCGCTACGGACAACGGGGATGGTACTTGGGATATTCAGTTTAAGCAGACTGGTACGAGTACCGTCACGTTCAAGGCTGGCAATGTTCAAACCGTGGTTAACTTTAATGTCGCCGGTGAGTGAGCATAAGTAACGCCCGCCACCGTAGCTGGCACGGTCGGGTGGCGGGCGCGAGTTCTAGAAGTTTCCGAAGGGGAACAGTCCCATGATATCACCCGAATGGAGCAACAATGACTACCCCTGTTTTGAGCATCGACACCAGAGAAGCGTTCCGCACCCTCACCGTGAAAATCGACGGCACCGTGTACACCATGCGCCCGCTCGGCTCGAAGGATATGCTCACGATCTTGGATAATGCGGAGACGATTGACAAGCTGAGCTCTGGCGTGGCGAACCGTGAAACTTTGGAAACCGCTGAAAAGATTATCTTCCCGTTGGTTGAATCGCTTATGAGTCCAGCTGATAAATTCTCCGTGTGGGCTGAACAGACCCGTAAGCGTAGCGACCTCGCATACCAGCGTGCCATGACCGCGTTGTGCGGTCTGATGGCGAAGAACATCACCGTTGACATCAAGGGCAAATGATGAAGTCGTGGGATAGTCTGCTTACTCCCGCCGAACGGGAGGCAATGAAGAATTACAAACAGAAGGAGGCGGCTCGCAAGCCGCTTCCGAGCGTTCATATCCTCGCCGAGCTTGGTGCTTTGTATGGGTGGCAGGCTATCCGCGACGTGCTGGAAAACAACGTGTCTCCTTCCCTGATGATGAACCTGCTCAGAGAGGGGCGCCGTATCCGACGGCGGCGGCTGGCGGAACAATACCGGATGACGTTCGACTGTATCGCCGCCGCGTTCAGCAAGCACGGCGACCGCAATATTAACACGATTATCGAAAAACTCGGAAAGAATGTGTGATGGCAGACTCGACACTGACCCTAGACGCCGAGATTAACACCGGCGATTGGAACGCTGGCGTAAAGGATATTCAATCGGGTAGCCGTCAGATCGAAGAGTCGGCGCGACAGGCTGATGAATCGTTGGGTGACGTTGACAAGTCTGCTAGTAAGTCTTCCAGCGGGTTAGGGAAGTTCGGTGCCGCCGCCGGTGCCGTTGGCGGTCTTGTTTCCTCGGGTATCGGTATGGCTGTGGACGCCATCGGTGATCTTACCGGAGACATTATCGAAGCCTCCGACTCTGCGGACAAGTTCAAAAGCACGCTGAACTTCGCCGGACTGGATACGGGTACGATTGACGCGCTCACCGCCAGCACTCAGGCATACGCCGACCAGACGGTTTATAGTATCAGCGATATCCGTAACGTGACCGCACAGCTTGCCGCGAACGGAGTACAGGGCTTCGACAAACTAGCCGAAGCAGCAGGCAATTTGAACGCTGTCGCGGGCGGTAACGCGCAAACGTTCAGCTCGGTAGGTATGGTGCTTACGCAGACCGCTGGCGCTGGCAAGCTCACCACAGAAAACTGGAACCAGTTGGCCGACGCCATCCCCGGTGCATCCGGCAAACTTCAAGAGGCGATGCTCAAGAACGGCGCTTACACTGGGAACTTCCGCGACGCGATGGAGAAGGGCGAGATCAGCGCGGAGGAATTCAACCAAGCCATAATGGACTTGGGTATGACGGGCGCTGCGAAGGAAGCCGCTACCAGCGCCAGCACTATCGAAGGTGCGATGGGTAATCTGGAAGCGTCCGTGGTTGGTGTGGGTACGACGATTCTTGACCAGTTCAAAGGCCCGTTGACATCCGGTATCAGCATGTTGGCGCAGAGAATCAGCGGACTTAGTGGCGTGTTTACGGGACTAGTGCAGACTATCGGCCCGATTCTCTCACAAATTGGCACAACGTTCCAGACAGCGTTTCAACCAGTTGTGGGAATGGTACAATCTCAGTTGCTTCCGGCACTTAAGCCGCTTATGAGTGCCTTACAGAATATCGGCAATGCTATCATGCCTGCAATCCAGCCCCTCGCATCAGGGTTAGCTACCGTGGCGAGCATCATCGTGCAAACTATGAGTGTCATCTCAACTGCCGTAACGCCGGTGATTAATAACATCGCCTCGTCGATTCAGACGGTGCTTCCGGCACTCCAGCCGCTAATGAGTGCTTTGCAGAATCTCGGTAATGCCATCATGCCTATTATCACGGCCGCAATCCAGACCATTGCACCAGTGTTGTCTACCTTGGTGAGCAATATCGGGCAAACTATGAGCGTCATCGCGACTGCTGTAACGCCTGTGATTAATAACATCGCTTCGTTGATTCAGGCCGTGCTACCCGCCATCCAATCAGCGTTCCAAATCTGGGGCACTTACATTCAAGGCGTCATTAACGCGGTGTTCCCATTCATCCAGACGGTTGTTACTTCGGTTATGAACGTTATTAACGAGATAATCACCACCGTATTGGCAGCGATTAACGGTGATTGGTCTGGAGTCTGGGAAGGAATCAAGGATATCTTTTCCAACGTTTGGAACGGTATCCAAAGTATCGTTTCCGGTGCCATCAATGCAGTGTCAGGCATCATCTCAAGCGTGCTGAACGGTATCAGCGGTATTTTCAGCAGTGTATGGAACGGCATCAAGGGAGCAGTAAGCAGCGCATGGAGCGGCATCACCAGTGCCGTCAGCAGTGGCGTAAGCTCGATGATGAATTTCATCACCAGTATCCCAAGCAGTATCATGGGCGTGTTCAGCGGAGCCGGATCATGGTTGCTGAGCGCAGGCCAGAACATCATTCAAGGTCTGATTAACGGCATCACTAACGCCATCGGCGGAGCCATCTCAGCAGTCAAAGACGCTGTTGGCGGTATCATAGACGGTGCCAAGAGCCTACTGGGTATCGCGTCCCCGTCGAAGGTGTTCGACCGTGAAATCGGTCGGATGATTCCGGCTGGTCTTGGCCGTGGCGTATCTGAAAACGAGCGTGCGGCCACTCGTCCGGTGGAAGACATGGTGAACTCTCTTCTGCCGTCGTCCATCGTGACGCCCATGCCAGTTATGTCTAGCCCGGCGCCTGTGAACATGAACAGTGGCCCGCGTGTGAGCGCGCCTATCACGGTGAACGCGCTTGACCCGAACGCGGCGGCACAGGAAACCGTGAGGGTGATTAATTTCCATTACGTGTGACAAGCAGCGCGGGTAGACTGAGGGTATGGCTATCTTTACCCTTGACCCGCGCGACATCCGCCTGACCCTGAACGGGTTCCCCTTGTACGGAACCGACTCATACGGGTGTGAGTGGCACGTAACGTTCCAGAACGTCTCAGGATTGTTCGACGGTGTTGGTTCGACCTTGCAGACCAAGGACAAAGCATGGTCGGATGGCTGGTTTAGCAATATTCCAGTGGCTCAGGGTCGCTCGATCAGTGTCGAGGGTCATATTATCGGCAAATGTACGGAAAACTGTATCAACGCTTGGGATGCGTTCAAATGTTCGTTTAACATCACCAGTCAATCGCTTGTAGTGCAACTGGGGAACATCAGCCGTCAGGTGCAGGTCATGCAATCGTCTTCCGCTCCATTGGTGGAGTGGGCTGGCGTCAATATTCTTAAATTTAGTATCGGTCTGACCGCTTTGGACTCGTATCTGTACGATACGCAGTCGGTGAGCGGCAATACTGGTTTGCCGCACACTCAGGGCGGTATGACGTTCCCCTACCATTTCGAGGATATAGACACGGGCAAGGGTTCAATGTGGGTGTGGTCTGAAACAACCGTGTCGGGTAGCGTGTGTCTGACTAACACGGGTAGTGCTCCGAGTCCGGTGACGATTCGTGTCGATGGGCCTGTGGTCAATCCGCAGGTTGAGCATAGTCCGAGTGGACATATCATGGCGTTCGATCTCAGTTTGGGTGAGGGTCATTACATTCTTATCAACGGTGCCACTCATGAGATTCTTGTCGATGGCGCCGATCCGGCACGTGGCAGTGTGACCAGACGAGAATGGAGTTACGCGGAGGTAGGTGAGAACATTTGGATGTTTAGTGCAGAGGGACTATCTGATAACGCGCGTATGACGGTCACGTTCAACCCTGCTTACATCTAAGGAGGTGCCGGATGCCTTTTATCTCCAACCGATTGCCGCAGTCGAACGGCTTGTACTCGGACACGGCGCGTGTATTGTGGCAGCGTTCAGGCTTGCAGTTCGTCGCCGTCACGTTGAACGACGGCACGGTGATAGCCGAACTCCCCGACCTGCAATTAACCCACCTGACGTACCGTTTCGAGGAAACGACCAGCGAAACGGCCACGCTTCCGTGGCGCAACGTTCCCCGCAATTGGAACGAAGCCACCACACCGTATCAGGTCGCCATACTCCTGTTGTACGAATCTACCGTCCTGTGGGGCGGTATCGTGGTCAAACGCGAGCGTGCAATGCGCGGGGAAGGATTAACACTGACACTGGCAACAGTCGAACACTACCTCGATAACGTGTACGTACAGGATCATACGTACACGAATCGTGACCAGTGCGAGATCGTGGAAGACCTCGTAACCACCACGCTTAAAAACCACTGTTTCAATCTCGTTGTCGAAGCGTCCCCGAGTAGCGTCAAACGTGACCGCACGTATGAGACGGAAAGCGACAAGACCCTGCTGAGCGCACTGCAAGAGCTTGCTAACGTGCTGAACGGGCCGGAATGGTGTACATCATGGCGTGCCATCAATGACGGTCATTATGAACCGGTCATGACGGTAGCCGACCATATCGGTTCCACCACGCCAAGCACCACGTTCGACGAAAGCGTTATGACCACGTTCACTCTGCTGGAGGATTACACGAACGGGTACGGTGCTAACGCGGTCATGGCGGTGAGTACGGCTGACGCTGGCGACCGTCCGCAATCCGATTGGATGATCGCAAACCAGCCCAATCGACCCATGCTGGAATACGTGTTCCAGCCGTCAACCAGCATCACGAATAAGAGTACGCTGAACGAACACGCCAAGTCCTCGTTGTTGCAGATGCAGAACGGCACCCAGACCATCACTATGGGCTTGAGTCTGCTTTCCGCTCCGATGGTGTACGAGGAATGGAAGCCGGGCGACCTCATATCATGGACTGTGAAGGAAGACGCCGAACATTTCCCCGACCATAATCACGGTACCGCCCGTATCATCGGGTACGAGATAGATTTCAGTCAGGCGTGGACCATCACACCTACATTGCAACAGGAGGATGATAATGCCGAGCAAATTCAAGTTCAGTCTAGATAGCGCGGACGCTACAGCACGCCAGTTCTCGGACATTAAACGCCAGTTGCAGGAACTGCCGCCGAGCATCGTCACCAGCGTTAAACCTATGGTCGATCAGATTACGAAAATGTATGAGGACGTGCAGACGCTGACAAATAATCTTGACCAGCGTGTGCAGGAAAGTATCACCCGTAACAGTTACACCCGTGCCGAGATTGACGTTAAAACTCAGACGTGGAACTGGGGTGTATTGGCTCCCAATCGTGGTGGTACTGGTACCACCAACGCTTATAACAATGTGTTTGCGTCAGGCTCTTGGCGCGCGGTGTGGGTGTTGTCTAACGGCACTATGGGCACGGCTCAGTCGATTCGTGCGGTAAAGACGGATATTGTGGACGCGGACGACTACATTCCCGTTGCCGCTCTCCGCAAAGTGAAGTGGTGCGTCTATCGAATGAAGGATGACAAGAATCAGAATCTTGATGACGCGCAACCGTTGGTCGGTATGATCGCCGACGATTTGGACGAAAACGGGCTGGGGTTCTTCTGCGAATACGATGAAGACGGCACGCTGGTAGGTATCAACTACCCCATGCTTGGTGTGGCGGCGCTCCGACTCGCTCAACAGGTAGCGGATGAATTGGACGCGCTCAAAGCTAAGGTTGATGCTCTATCCACTGACAAAGATAAAATGGTCGTAGACGATTCGGAGGAATGATTATGGCTATCATCATACACCCGCTTACCGCGAAAAACGGTTCCCCGGAGTATACGGCGAGCGATTACAGGCACGCCATCAATCCTCTATTAGTACCGTCCGATGGTACCGCGTTCAACGGTTTGTCTGGCATCCGTTACGGTTCCCCGAGTCCTCTGGTTACGGTGAGCGGCCTGACTGCTACGGTCAAGCCTCATTGCGGTACCATCAGCCCGTGGGATGGGCTCGGCGCGTACACTTACGCCATTACTACCAATACGACGGTGCAACTGGCGGACTCCACCAACAATTACAAGATCGCGGTTACAGTGGAAGACCCTTCACAGTCTCACGGTACGACTCCGCGCGGCCAGCTCAAGGTGTTTACTGCGGGTACGCCTGACTCGAATATCAACGGTCTTGTAATCGCCGAGGTGAACGCCGGTGTCGCGTCGGACGCGGCCCCGATGATTCGCAATAACGCTATCCTGATGGCGCGTAATCTTGAACAGCTCAACACCATTGACGTGGTGGACGGGCAGGAGGCTGTGACTATGGTCGATAATGCCCATTATGTCATGAACAACGGCAAGTGGGTTTCAGATACACCAAAAACCAGTTCTCATGACGGATGGTCTATTACCGAATGTGTTAGAAATGGGTTTTGCATAATTAACGCGACTCGCACATATGCAGGTAACACTCCGGGTTTCAATGCATACGTGCAAGGTTACGAAGCTCCGGCGTCTTATAAGCCGTATTATGGCAGCCTAGCGGGTTACGTTGGGAATCAGTCCGTTTCTCATGGTTATTGCATGGTAACAGGTGGTAAACTGTTGATTTCGTTCAGCGGGTACGGTAATTCGGTTTCCTTAGCCGCTGCCGTCACGTATCCAGTCAAGTACGGTGGTTAATACTCCCAACAGACGGTGATGCGCCCACTCTGCAACGTGTTTTCCGAACCGTACAGTATGATAATCTGGCCGGACGTGCTGATGCTGAACGATGCTGCACGGTTCGGATACTCAGGATGGAAGAACGTCAACGGTACTGTGCTGCCGGAACCGAGCAACACCATACCGTAAGCGTGACTGATCTTGCCGACATTCGGTACAGTGCCTACAACCGTGTGTCTTTCGACACTTCCGAACGTAATTGTCTTACGCTTCAGCTTCCACTTGCCGTTGTTCATGACATAATGGGCATTATCGACCATAGTCTAAAATGGAATCATGATGGAAATTCTCACGGCAATCATCGGAGTAGGCGGCATAGCACTCGGAAGCATCATAACATGGCTAACTAACCGTAGATCAGACTTGACCAGCGCGTATCAAGCTTTAGTGTCCGCGCAAGGGGCGATGAAACGGCAGATCGACGAGCAAGACCAGAAAATAAACGAGCTAATAAAACATCGTGATGCGTTGCAATACACGATCGATCTTGAGACTGGCTATATTCGTGCGCTGGGGCACTGGCTGTCGAAGTTCTGCGAGATTATCGAACCTGAATTTTTGGAGAATCATCCTAAACCGTCGTTGCCTGATGATCTACGCGACCGTATTGCTTCGCTTGAGGAACTGGCCGGAGATAATGACTAGCCTAGTCTGTCCATTGTACCTGAATCCTTTTCAAGGATAGTGCCAGTGATGTTACTGTTCGTGATGATAATTCGTGATGATAAGATGATCCTATGAGACGTTCCAAACGGTGTGTGATTCTTGCATTGTTGCTCGCCGTTGTCTCGTTGATAGTCCACGTTTTGATGACGGCTTACGCTGTTTTATGCATGTCGTGGCTGTTCTTCTACACAATCACCTTATAGGAGGAGTTTCGATGGCTTTGAACGGTATCGACATCAGTAATTGGCAGGCTGGTATCGACTTGTCTGCCGTACCGTGTGATTTCGTCATTAGTAAGGCGACGGAGGGATGCTGGTACGTGTCAACGGATTGTGCTCGACAGGTGGAACAGGCGTTGAGTCTGGGGAAGTGCGTGGGCGTCTACCATTACGCCAACGGCGGTAACGCCGTTTCCGAAGCTGACTTTTTTGTGAACAATTGCGCGAATTGGGTCGGCAAGGTCGTATGGTGCTTGGACTGGGAGCAACAGGGTAACGGACTGGTCGGGTCTGGCGCGTCTGCTCAGCAGTGGATTAGGTCGTTCTGTGACCGCGTGTACGAGCGTACAGGCTCCCAGCCTATCGTCTACGTGGGAGCGTCCATGCTTAACGATGTTCAGAACATTGGTGATCGTGGATTGTGGGTGGCTCAGTACGCGAATATGGACGTTACTGGGTATCAGGATACGCCGTGGAACGAGGGCGCGTATGCGTGTGCTATCCGTCAGTATTCGGGCAATGGTCGTCTGCCCGGATATTCAGGCAGTCTTGACCTTGACAAGTTCTATGGTGATGTTGACGCTTGGAATGCGTATAAGGCTGGTCATTCGAGTGTGACCAACGTATCGACCCCTTCCGCTCCTGCTCCGGCTACTCCCGCGTCTGGCACGTACATCGTGCGCTCTGGGGACACGCTGAGTGGTATCGCGTCGATGTATGGGACTAGCTGGCAGGTGCTGGCGCAGCTTAACGGCATTGCCGACCCGAATCTGATTTATCCGGGTCAGGTGCTGAATATCAATGGCACTGCCAATACTGTTCAGCCCGGTAGCGGCACGTATACGGTACAGTCGGGTGATACATTGAGTGGTATCGCCGCCAAGTTTGGGACTTCGTGGCAGACTCTCCAGCAGCTTAACGGCATTGCCGACCCGAATCTGATTTATCCGGGTCAGGTGCTGAAACTGCCGGGCGGAGCACCGGCACCGTCCGTTACACCGGCACCGTCCGTTACGACGTACACTATCCAGTCCGGTGATACATTGAGTGGTATCGCCGCCCAGTACGGTACCAGTGTTTCCAATCTGGTGGCGTTGAACGGTATCGCCAACCCTGACGTGATCTACGCGGGCCAGACGATCCGTGTCAAGTAGACTATTCGATAGGAGGTTTGTTATGAGCATTAATACTGGTGAGCCGACCACTGAAACAGCGGTCACCAATGAGGCGCCGGACGGTAATGATAATTACGTGCCGACGTTCAACGCCGCGACTCGTAAGTGGGCGTATCTGATTTCCGGTCTGGTTGGTATCGCCGGTGCGGTGCTGAGTTTCGTGAGCGCCGTGCCGGACGTGCCGTCATGGGTGGCCGTGATGGGTGGCGCTTGCGCTCTGGTCGGCTCCGGCGTGGCGGGAATGTTCGGCGTCCACTACGCGGGCATCTCCAAGTGAGGGAATAATGACAATCGCATTGTTTGAAGTCAATCAAGCAATCATGCAAGGAGCATAACCAATGTTCGAAACATTCCAAACCCTCATCAACGCCGGAGGCTATGACCTCGCTGACCTCACCGAGCGCATCAAGACCATGTACGTGATGGGCGAACTCACCGAGGATGAGATGAAACAGCTACTCGAACAGGCGCAGGATAACGCCAAGCCCGACGATTCCTACGCCCCATTGGCCGACCGTGTGAAGGCCATCGAGGAATGGGAGACGACTATAGAGGAGCGTTTGAGCAAGCTGGAATCCGGCTTATCGACCGACCCCGGCGAACCCGAGGAACCGGCCGACGAGTGGCCGGAATACAAGCAGCCTACCGGCGCGCACGACGCCTATCACGTAGGCGACAAAATCACCTACAACGGGAAACACTACACGTGCGTAATGAACGGGTGCGTGTGGACTCCGGACGCTTACCCGCAGGGATGGCGTAAGGAAGAGTGAGCTACATCTACACTGGCATTTCTAAGTGATATACTGTGATTGCTCCTTTCGAGCGATGGTGTGATGACCGAATGAACTAGCCCGGCACTGGTCTTGACGACTGGTGCCGGGCTATTCTTTTTTTTCAGTTGTTCAAGAGGAATTCTCGATTTCGGTATTCGCTGAACACTGGGACTTCTTCGGGGTGATCGTTGTAGGCGCTGACCAGCCAGCCCTTCGCGTATGATTCCTTGGGGTGAGCGTGGATTCGTGCGTGGCATCCCATAGTACCCGACCCACATACGGTAATCAGGTTGCTGGGTAGGTTCAGTCCTTCCCAAGCGTGGGAGCGCATACGCCGGTGATGCAAGTTAAAAGCGTAGGCGCTCAACGTTTTACCGCATATGAAACATCTGCCGTGGTCACGGTTGAACACCTTCATACGGGTTTCGATATCTGGATCGGTCTTGCTCAATTGAATACTCCTTCGCAGTGGAAGAAGTACAGGGTTACAGGGGAGACTATCTTGAAGAAATATTGTTTGTCGGTGTCTGTCTTGTATTCACGAATGGACGTGATCTTAACACCCTCAACGCTGCTCAGAACGTCGTAGAGCTTGAGGAACGCTCCGGGGTCTTTAATACCGATCTGGCCGAACGTGAGCTCCTGCCCGAGCCCGTGGGTGTCGATGATTTCCTGTGCTTGAGGGGTCTTCTGCAAGAGGTTGATGATAGAGGTCAGGTAGTTGACGGTGTCGTTTTCCATTGTTGCTCCTTTGGTGTGATGATGATTAAACTAATTGTGCAACTATTTAGATTATCTTTTAGTCTTTGGTCAGGATGTCATAGCCGAGGTGTTCGGCCAACCGCAACCGGTATTGCTTTTGCGGTTTGCGGCGCCCGGTTTCCCACATGGCTATTACGTTTGGGCTGGCGACGCCGATTCGTTCGGCTAGTTCAGCTTGTGAATATCCGTGGCGTAGACGCCAGTATTTGATGCACTGGCCGATGGTCACCCTGTCGCTGATAGTCGCGTAGTCAACTGGGATGTTGCCGATGTTCTGTCGTGTGAAGAACTGGCCGGTCTGGCTGTCCTGTTCCACGGTGACTTCTTGACCGTTGATTACTGTCTTGATCTTGTTTTGCTTGCGCATGTTTCACCTTCCTATGATATGTGATATATAGATTATATCACATTGTTTCTGTTTTGCCAAACAGCTCACTAATGGCTTCTCGACCGTCGTCGGTCAGCGCGAACCGCCAGCAATGACGGTGCCGACTGTTCACACCATCCTGATCGACACGGCACACATGACCGGAACGCTCAAGCTCGATCATGCGCGTCCTCAATCCCTGCGGACTATCGTCATACTTCGCTAAGACCGACATACGTTCGATTTCCTCATGGGTAAGCGGACGCTTCGCCAACCACAGAATCAACAGCACATGAACCTGTTGTTTGCTGAACATTACGCCACCGCCGTTTCAGCGGAGTGGCGGAGGAATGAGGCCATGCCAGCGGCCACAATCCACCCGGCCACCCACTTGACTCCGAACCGTACCCGGTTGATCTTGGCTGCCATAGCCCATGCCGGAAGCGACACCCACGGGCTGAGACACCAGCCGCAATAGGCGAGTTCTCCGAGACTGTCCATGTAATCCTTGGCCCACGTGGGGAGCGAGTTGGACAGGTTCTCGGTCTTTACGGTCAGCTTGCGGCGGAGCGCGGAGAACATATAGCCGGGGCCGGGCGAGAGCTGTACGACAGTGGTTACGTATCCCGCCGTGATTCCAGCCGAAAGCACGGCAGTCCACCAATTGCCATCAGTCTTCATCGGTTTTCCTTTCCTCGTGGCGACGCCAGCAGTGATATCGCTTGTTATATTCCGCGTACAGGGTTTCGTAGAGTTGTTTCGCCTCGTTGGTGGCTTCGTCGTGGTCGAACCCGTGCTGTTGCAAGACGTATTGAGCGGCACCGACCCAGATGGAGCGTCGAACGTGCTGATACCAACGGTCGAACAGTTTGCCGCACACCTTGTCGTGCTTGTTGTCTCCGAAGAAGTCGGCAACGCTCTCCACCACGAACTTACGCAGAGTGTTTACGGTGATATGGTTACGGTCGAACAGTTCCAGCACGTCGTTGGTTAAACCGTTATTCTTCATTGGGTTCCTCCTCTTCTTCTGGTTCGTCATCGTCCACTAGATAATCGTCAAGGCTGATGTCTTGCGGCTCGAAGTAAAACAATCCATCCAATAAGATCATCGGGTAACGCACAGTTACCCCTTGGTCTTTGGCGATGGCGCGTATACTTCTGGCGGTGGGGCTTCCCGACAGCACGATACGGAGCCTACGCCCCATCTGTTGGGCGTACACGTGGCACGTACTCAGATAAACGGCGCTCTGCCGGTTGCATGTGGGGCATCCGTCGAACAGGGCGAACATGTCAGGGCTTTCAAGAATCGTTGCAGCCTTCATCAGAACGTCACCCCCAGAGCGTCGGCCAACACATCGGAAATATGGAGCGTGGCCAACTGGCGACGCTTATGTTCCTCGATCTCTGCGGTAATGTCCTTACGGTACACGGGAATAACCTGATGGCTTGCCTCTCCGACCACGCGCGGGTCAAACATCGAGAAAAACAGGACTTCCAGCGAATCGCACACCACGAAGTATTGCAGCACCTGCGCTTTGTACTGGTCGGGGATGAAGTCGAAGCCGGTCGCCTTTCCGTCGAGCGTGTATTCCGGAAGAACCTGCTCAATAACGTCCACCAGCTCAGGTTTCAGGTTGACGATATGAGATCGCATGGCGTCCGTGTGCATCATCCACGGTACTACCGTCTGCAAATGGTAGGCGGAGCCGAGCGACTTGCATTCGATGGCCCACGTCGGCTTCTCAGTGTTCTCGTAGGCGTCTGGACTGCAAGCGATACGGTCATCGTCATCACTCTCCCAGATACCGCAATCGGTGACGCAATCGACGGGGTTGAAGCCAAGCGTTTTGAGGGTGATCTGGATGTTCTCGGGTTCGAGACGGTGGCCGCGTTCCATCGGAGGTTCACCGTCCGCTGGTTCTGCCCACAGTTCCGCTAGGAACTTCCAGAAGTCCACGCCGACCTTAAGCCGCTTGTTCTTGGCTTCGGCTTCGGTGATCTTGATGTCATACCCCTGAGCTTTGCTGTAATACTCGTTGGCCTTGTCGGGCGTCTTCGCTTTCTTCGCCTGTTCCAACGCTTTGTCTCGGTATGCTACGAGTTTTTCTACGTCGGTCTGGGTGTAGTGTTCCAAGGCGAGTCCGCCGCTTTTGGTGCCGGTGATACGGCCCACTCGTTCGTCGAGCCATGCCTCGGTTTCGTGGGCTTGCGATACATTGATTATCTTCATTGATGTTGTCCTTTCGGTTGGGTGTGGGCGGGTGACGAGTCCCGCCCACAAGTCTTTCATGCTGAATATGGAATGTGATTACTGATAATGGTTTGTGTTCAACTCCTTAGGTCATATATCAAGCCCAATGCCTGATATATATAATATATCACATGTGGTGGGATTAGGCAATCAGCGACACGCAGGGGGCATGTCCCAGCACCCCTAGTAGGACGTGGATAATCAACGGTGATTGATGGGCGTGATTGATAGGCTCACGCCCGAAAGCCCGGAATATAAGAGGGGGACTACTTACGTTCCCCTTTCACGCCTCGCTTTCGCAGTCGGAAAGGTCAATGTCAAAGCAACGCGCAATATAATCGAAGTTCTCACGCCGCTCATCAGCCGTCAACGCCCGAACGAGATTATCCAGCAGCGTTTCCGCGCCGAGCGAGTCAAGCAGCTTGTCGAAGGCAAGTTCGTTGTCAAACATTTCAGATACTCCATTCCAGCTCCCTTATTAGAACAAGAGGGCTTATAAATCGGTTTGTTTTAAGCAAAATCCCAAAAGTGCGCCAACGCGAAAGGCCACTTACATTCGGTTGACGGCGTTCATCAGACTGTTCAGGTCGGTTTGCGTGAGTCCATTCCAGCCCCTGACCCGACGTTTCAGAGTGCCGTTGATGAAGTCTCCGCGCTCCGCGGGTGTGATATTGTGCGCATCCATAGCCTTGACCAGATCGGCGTACTGTTCGGCGCTGATCGCACGGTCTGCGGTCTCGTAACGCTGCTTGGCATACGCTCCGTCGTCGTCCTTGTCGGGGAAGATGCCCAACACTGCGTAGAGACTGTAGCGGCGGGCGTAAGTGATCGCGCTACCGACCTGCTGGGGGTCGCCGGTCACGAAGAACGGATAGGAGCAGACCACCATCTGGTCTGTATCATCGAAAATGATGGTTTCCACTGTTCCGATGGCCTGTCGCGTTTCTCCCGTGTTGTCGAACGTGACGCGCTGGCTGAATGCCAGACCGTACTTCTCGAAAACCGGTTTGATGGTTTTGAGTATCGTGGCGAGGTTGAGATACTTGTAAGTCCGGTTACCTGCCTGTGCGGTTTCGTCGGTGACGAAGTTGGGGACTTCGTTGAGGACTTTCATGAATTTGTTACTGAGGTTGTTGGCCGCCATTACAAAGTTCCTTTCTGATAGTGTGATGATATATAAAGTATATCACATGTGGTGGGATTAGGCAATCAGCGACACGCAGGGGGCATGTCCCAGCACCCCTAGTAGGACGGGTTAGGAC